CATGGCCGTCAGGACGAAGCACTTCTTGGCATCGGCTTTGTCTTGGCGCTTGGCTTGCAGGTCGAAGAACACAGAGCTGTCAGCGTCGAAGATTGGCTCAATGCGGATGCGCTGGCGCTCATTCTCCGGGTCCTCGTCATCTTCATATGCGGCGCGCAGGCGCCAAGCACCAAAGCCACCGCCAACTGCTTCCTCAAAGGCGTTATCGTAAGCCTCATTGGCCACTGAGTCCTGCTCGTCAGCACGGTACAGGTCGTCGCAGGTGTCGGCCAAGTTGTCGTTCTCGCGACCTTCTTTGCTCACAAAGTCGACAGTGATCCGGTTGTTGCGGTATTCGTTGATAATGCGAATGACGGACAGGTGAATCTTGTTGACCTCGAATTTGGGCTTGTTCTCGAACTGGTCACCGAGCGGACCTTCCCACTGGGCACCGGCAATCGAGTAGAAGCGGCGGTCTTGCAGGCACTGCAGGCGTTCGTCGCGCAAGGCAGACTGGATTTTGTCGAATTCGGTCAGAGCTTCTTGGTGGATTGCGGCCAAGCGTTCGGCTTTTGTGCGGGCCATATTATGGTTTCCTGTTGAAATGATTGACCGTGGCCACTGGTGCCGCCTGGACATCTTTCTTCATGGTGACGGGCCACTCATAGTCAACGCAATAGCCGATGGCCGTAGTGATGTGTTGGTAGTCGCTGTCCTCTTCGAGGAAGGTGCTGCCTTTCTTGATCTGCACAGTGGCCAAGCCCTTATGGGCGTACGGCGCCAACTTCGGGTTCACGAGTAGACTGACCTCGCCCTTGGCGTTGCGGATCTTGGCGCGCACGGCGTTCTGCCGGTCCTTGATGGCCGGTGCCGCGTTCTTCACCTTGCGCTCGACCACCCAGTTGTTAGCGCGCAGCACCTGTTCCATCTCGGTGTAGTCCGAAGCATGGCCGTGCTTCTCACCAGCGCGGCCAGCCGGGTCGCCATACACAACGACCTTGCGGTTCTGGTGGTTCTTGAACTTCTCCACGAACTCGAGGGCTGACTGCCGCGAGGTCGCGCTGGTCAGGATGATCTCGTCCAAGATCAGGAAGTCTTGGCCACGACGGACGCCAACGCCTGAACTCATGGGCGTAAAGTTGAAGTCATGGTGCCACATCAGTTGCTCGTGCGGCTGGATCGTCTCAGTGGTGTAGTTCGCTGGGCTGTAGTCCTCGTACACACGGCCTGATGCTGTCTCGAAGCTGGCCTCGTACTCCTGGCGATACTGGCGCGGCGACATGCGGCGCTTGGCAGCCTCAATGACGTCAGGTGGCAGGATGTCGGCTGACTTCCAGGTGTAGAGTTTCCAGTCTGGGTCGTTCGAGGTGCGCGCGTACTCAGCCATCTCGAAGTAATGGTTGAGGCCATCAGGCACGCCAATCAACCAGCACCAGGGACGATAGTCAGGGCGCTCTGGGTTGAAGGTATCGAGAGCCGGCGAGATATTCTCCTGCCACGCACCTTCGCGCACATCCGCAATCTCGTCAATCACGCCGCCAACCCACAACACGCCTTCCATGCGCTGTGGTTGGTCAAGACCAATGAGACTGATGGTGGCACCGTTGGGGAGCCTGATCTGGAGCTCCGATTCGCTCACACTCTTGTCACCGAGCACAGAAGTGAAGCACAACCGCTTCAAATCCTGCCAGTAGATGCGCTTCACCTGATCGCGCGTAGGAGCCGCCAGGAAGTACGGTCCTGGGTCGCGCATAGCCTCACGTACGATGAACCGTTTGGCGCGCTCTGTCTTGCCCGAGCGTCGTCCAGCGGGTACTACCTTGAACCTGACCTTGTCATTGACCAACTCAGCTTGCACAGGATGCTCAGTCAGTGGGTACCAACGAGCAACATCTTTCTGGTAGGCAAGTGCGATGGTCATACCGGCAGCTTCTCAGCAATGGCCTTCAACGTGTCGGACACAGCATCAGAGTTACCACTGACGGAGACAGTCTGGACTGCGAGACGTGGGGCGTAGAACGGAGCGGCCGCCTTCGCGGCATCGAGGCGTGTGGGGAAGTCCGCGTATATCTCCTCGGTGATGAGTTCGCGGCCTTTCTCGTTCCCCTTTGCGTCGTACTTGACGACCCAGCGCTTGTGCTCAATGCCCTCGCCTCGACTGACCTTGAGCAACCACTCATGGGGGAGCAGTCCAGTCTCCATGGCGGCTTCACGAGCTTTGGCCGTGACTCTCGTCACCGAGCCTTTCGGCCGACCGCTGCCTGGTCGAGGTCCGCCAACTGCCATGTCATCTCCACAAATGGTTCCCTGGTTGTTTACCAGCAATGACCAGGACTCTAAACCGAATCCCATCGCGCGTAAACCTGCATACCACGATCCGGGCCACTTCGTACACTCATGGGGCGCAACTACACAACGGCGTCAGCGTAGCGAGTACTGTAGCAAGAATGTGCCTCTAAGTTATTGATTCTGTTAGGGGCCGCTACAGAAACTACTCTACTACAGATTCCTATTTCTTAGTCTTCTTCTTATTAAAGAAGTTAAAGGAATATAGAGATATGTTCTTTAATGAGTTCTAGAGAAGATAGTAGGAACGCCTCTGTAGCAGAATCCGTAGCAGCATCGCAGCTTATATTTACTTTCCTAATTAACGGCGGCATAATGCAGGCTGCGCAACCGTAGGAGTGAAAAGTGGCCAAATGTGATCATCAACTAATTAAGGATTTGTTCGACATTGTGGGCGCAATTCAGGCCTCCAAGCGTCAATCTGTAGCGGACCAAGTGCTTAGAATCCAAGCTTTCATCGGCTCCACAGACGATCTTTTCGTCGATAGGCGTTCATATAACTGGGCCCCAGGAGGCAAAGCACGAACAACATTGGAGACTAAACCCAAGAAGCTCAGTTGCCAAGTCACTTGGCGTGGAGGCGGTTCAATGGCCTACACTGTGGAAGACGCCGCAAAGATAGTCAAGAAAACTCCGGGGTCTCTTGCCGTGTACCTAAGCAAGGGCCAAGGCCGTTACCACTGCGTAATCGACGATGAAGTCATCGCCGTCCAGCGTCTATAATCCATTGTTTACATCTACTAGTACATGGTTTATACTGCCCCCGTCAGGCCAGCCGAGCTCCTCCGCCCTGCAATAGGGCAATCTCCCGGTGGCGCAAACTTCCTCAGCAAAAGTTTGGTTGGCCTGACACCCTCCATACGCGGCTGAGCGCGTAAGAGCATCACACCACGCTGAGGAAGTGATGTAATGCGCAATTGATTTACACTGGGGACCAATAATGGCACCACCACCACGGGCCAAGAAGCCAACGCAGCATCCGAATCAAAAAGCCCTCGAGCTGGGCGAAGCAAAGCTTAACACATCTGGTCTCACATTGGCGGACGCCAAACTGCTTGGCATGTCCTGCCTCGGAGCCCTCGCAGTCAGTGCTCTGCACTCGTCGTTCAAGTCGCTCTGCAGTCTCCGAATCGATTACCTCGACCATCATGGCAAGCCGTTACCCGACTGGCCAGGCGCCAAGCCATTCTACCGAATCCGCTACCTTGAGACGCCGAGCGACTTCGCTGCTATGACTGAAAAGAAGCAGCCAAGGTACGTGCAGGAACCGAACACCGCACCAGTGGCTTACTTCCCAGGCAACCAAGACTGGACGAAGATCGTCGACGATACTGACAAGCCGCTAATCCTCACTGAGGGTGAACTCAAAGCGGCCAAGGCCTGCAAGGAAGGGTTCCCCACCATCGGCCTCGGTGGAGTTTACAATTGGCGCAGCCACAAACTTGGCTTGACCTGGCTCCCCAGCCTCGACCCCGTGCAGTGGGTCAAGCGCAACGTGTACATCTGCTTCGACTCCGACTACACCACCAACCCCATGGTCTGCTCTGCTCTCCGTGAGCTGGCTGAAGAGCTGCATCGTCGCGGCGCGTTCGTGCACCTGATTAGCCTGCCTCAGCTGCACGGCCTCGATAAGGTTGGCCTTGACGACTTCCTGGTCCACGCCGGCCCATCTGCTGTTGAGATGTTCCGCCAGCTACTGGAAGAGGCCGAGCCACTCGGTCTGACGAAGCCGCTCTGGAGTCTCAATGACAAGTATGTGTATGTTCAAGACCCTGGCCTGATCATTGACCAGAACACCAGGTTCAAAGCGAACCCAGGCGCGTTCAAGGAGCACCTTCAGGCGCAGCTCAACTACCAAGAGCGGGCTCTCAAGCCAGATGGTTCAGTATCCTTCAAGACCGTCTCAGCCGCGGCCTCTTGGTTGAAGTGGCCACTCCGCAACGAAGTGGTGAAGCTTACGTACAAGCCAGGGGCCGAGCGCTTCGTTCAAGAACCTCTGCCGATGTTCAACATCTGGCCAGGCTGGGGAGTCGTACCAGCCAAGGACGACGTCACCCCGTTCCTGGACCTTGTTAAGCACATCTTCACGAACTCAGAGCCTGAGGCCATGCAGTGGTTTCTGAAGTGGTGTGCGTATCCACTGAAGTACCCAGGCACGAAGCTGTTCAGTTCAGCCGTTCTGCATGGCATCAGGCACGGCACTGGGAAGTCCTTGGTAGGCTATACGCTGGGCAGGATCTATGGCAAGAACTTCACCGAGATCAGTCAGATGGACATCCATAACAGCTTCAATGAATGGGCTGAGGGTAAGCAGTTCGTCATGGGCGACGACGTCACAGGGTCGAACAAGCGGGCCGATGCCGACTTCCTCAAGAAACTTATCACTCAGCGGGAGTTGCGGGTCAATGGGAAGTATGTCCCCACGTACGTCGTGCCTGACTGCATCAACTACTTCTTCACAGCTAACCACCCTGACAGCTTCTTCTTGGAAGACGACGACCGCCGCTTCTTCATCCACGAGGTCCGCGTCGGCCCCATGGCGGAGGAGTTCTACATGAACTACGACCTGTGGCTGGACACCGGTGGTTCGGCTGCTGTGTTCCACTACCTGCTGAATTTGGACCTTGGCGACTTTAACCCGGCGGCTCCGGCCTTCAGGACTGCCGCCAAGGAGCGCATGATCTCGAACGTCCAGTCTGACCTAGCCGGTTGGGTGCGCCAGCTCATGGCCACGCCTGACTACGTGCTACGGGTTGGTGAGGTGCCGGTCACGAAGGAGCTGTTCACCTCGAAGGAGCTGCTCCAGTTCTACGACGTGTCCGGCAAGACAGGCACCACAGCCAACGGGCTTGGTCGCGAGCTGGCAAGAGCTGGGGTGCATCAGATTTGCAATGGGAAGCCTATCCGCTTGGCCGATGGTTCGCAGGGTCGCTACTACGCAGTTCGGAACATAGACCACTGGATGGCGAACGGAACCACTGCGAGCGCGGTGCAGCACATCGAGGGTTGGACCTCCAAGCAGTCAGGAAAGAAAGCCACAAAATACTGAAAATAGTGGGTTACAAACCTCAGTGGGAAC